CGGTTTCGTCTACCAGGAAGCCGGTGGAGCGGTTCGTTGAGCCAACGATCACGCAGCGCCTGGGGAACGCCTCTGTGGCCTTGCCATAGGGCACACGGAACAGATCGGTGGCCTGGCTCAGAAACGCCTTCACCTGGCCAGCGTGTTTCTTGCCGGTGATGTGATCCAGCTCAGCCCACTCCATGATCCAGGAGCGGTGCAGCACCATCAGGTCATCCTTCGAGCCAATGTCGCGGAGGGCGTCAGAGAAGAACGCGCCGCCCAGGGCATTCCAGAAGGTGGATTTGCGCGCGCCCTGATCGCCCATGAGCACGCAGGCGGTGTCGTGCTTGCAGCCGGGCTCGAAGACCCGTTTGACCGCACCGATGAGGGTGCGCTTGAGCATTTCGTCGTAGAGGCTGCCTGGGGCGTCGTTCGGCCTGAGGTAGGTGGTGGCCAGTGCCTCGATGTAGGCGGGTTCCACCGTTTCGGCCACGTGCTCCAGGTAGAGGCGCACGGGGTCGTAGGGGTTCTCATTGGCCACCTGAACCAGGCAGTCGAGGGCTAGCTCCTTGGAGACCTTGTAGCCCATCTCAGCCAGGGTGAGGTAGAAGCGGTCGGCGCCAGTGAGCACCTTGCCGTCGATTTCAACCTGCTGGGTGAACACGTTGTAGCGGATAGAGTCGCGTTGGTCCCGCAGTTTGCAGAGAAGGTCGGTGGCCTCCAGCTTCTGGGTTCTGATTTGCACGGCCTCGCTGTCAGGCGGGGCGATGGGTGCAACTTGCGTCGGCGCTGCTGCTGAGGTGCGTGAGGCGCTGCGGTTCGATGTGGACCTTCTGGAAGGCTGCCAGCCGTCTTGCTTTGCCAGGTTGCCAAGCGTGCCGAGTGTGATGCCACCACCGCCGGCGTTGAACGACCGCCACTTGGATTCGCAGTCCTTGGGCTTGTTCTTGCTGCTGCTGCGGGACCAGGCTTCCCAATCGCTCAGCAGGGAGTCATCGCCCACGCTGTGAAGCGCCATGCCGACCTCCACCCACGTGTCGTAGTCATCAGCGCGTGAGGGGTCGAGAGCGGCCAGGTATTGGCGGGCCCGTTCCGAGTCAGAGAGTCCACCGGAGGGCGGTGCAGGCGGCGCCAGCAGCGGGGCGGCCTCCTGGGCGGGCTGCAGGCGCAGCATTTGCTCCAGGAGCACCGGCGGTGCTTCGGCAATGTCCTGCTCGTGCGGGGCGCGGCCCTTGAGCCAGCGGTAGGCGCCGGTCATGGGGTGCGCGCCGATCACCACGCTCTGGCAGCCGGTCCAGCGCAGTTCGAGCTGTTCGTTGTTGCCCTCGCTGTCTTGCTTGCCGGACCTGATTTTCTTGGTGTGCAGGTGGTCCCAGTACCGCTCGGGCACGCGGTAGATGATCTGGAAGCGGCCATTGCGGCCTGAGGTGACGGCCCAGGACTTGGGCAGGCTGCTGAGCGGTGCGCCCATGGCATCGAGCACCTCTGAGGCGCTGACGCCATCGTGATCGACGAACAGCAGGCCACCGGATGCGGGGCCAGCGAGCACGCCGACGGCCTTGGCGCGGCCGGTGTGGATTTCGTCTGCGACCTGCTCTTTCGAGAGGGGGTTCTTCTGCCACTCGTTCTGGTAGGGGCGCTTGTTATCGCCCACGGCGACCAGGGCCCAGTCATCAGGCAGGGCCTGGAGCTGTTCGATCAGGTTCATCAGCCGAGCCTCGTGGAATAGAGGAACGGCTCACGGCAGACGCGGGCTAACACGTCTTCACCGGCACGCGGCACGTCATACGGACCAGCATGGGCGATGACCTCGAACACGTCGGGCTGGGTTCTGAGGATGTGGCGTGCGTGAAGCACGGCCAGTTGCGCCAGGTCTTGGTCGTGCTGCTGCTCGATCTGCACGCGGTTGATAGCCAGCGGGTGGTCTTCGTTGTCTGAGGCGTAAAGGCTGAACCAGACGCGGCGCGTGCTGGTGACGGGCTGTGAAGGTGCAAAGCCAGGCATCAGACGGCCTCCCGCTCGATGATCTGAGTGAGCAGCTCCACCTCAGCGATCAGGCTGTTGACGGTGCGCTTGGGCAGCCCGGCGGACTCCAGGCTGCGAAGGTCGCTGATGCGCTGGCGGAGCAGCTCACCGATGCGGCGGCGCTCGTAGGACTGGCCAGCAGCGAAGCCAACGGACTCACGGAAGGCCATGCGGTCCGCGCAGTGATGAAGGGCGCCCAGGCTCATGCCTCCACCTCCTGGGGCCTGGCGGCCATGATGGCCCGCTTGCGGAGGATGCGGCACTGACGCACCACGGCCTCAGCGGCGTGGAAGGACCAGCCCCGGTGTGCGATCTGCTGAGTGGCCCAGTGCTCGGGGTGAAGCGCCCAGTTGATCACGTCCGCATCGCAGGCGGGCTGACATTTGAAGGCGTCGCGGTAGAGGGTGCGCAGGCGTTGGATGCACTGCTCAGGGGTCAAGGTTGCCATCGCTGGCGGAAAAAGGCTCTCAAAAGGTAGGGCCAGGAGGGGCGGCGCGGGAGGCTGATGTTGTGAAGCGTTACAGGTCGAGGATGCGCTTGGCGTCATCGACTGAGCGAGCGATGCCGGCGATGCCGCCAGCATCGCGGACCACCTCGATGAAGCGTTGCTGCTCAGGCGTCGGGCGGCCCTTGTCCTTGACCTCGATGGCGGTGAACACGGCGAGGTTCTGGCCCACCATGTCGGGAGTGATGGTGACGGTGCGCCAGCCGATGAGGTCCGAGCTGCCTTGGCAGAGACCGAAGCGAACGAGGCGCCCGTGCATGTCCTTGAGGGCGCCGCTGTTGTTGCGGAACAGGCGGACCAGTCCCCGGCCGAGGGCCAGGCGGATGGAGTTCTGAACCGCCAGCTCATGGCTGGGCCCACTGGGCATGGCGTTGGCCGCGTGCTCGCAGGATGTTATCGACCCAGGCGAGCTTGTAGCCACGCTCGGCGGCAATTTCTTCGAGCTGCTCCCGCGTGCGGGCCTGAGAGACCTGGCGCTTGCGGAGGCGGCGGCGTTCCATTTCTTCAGCGGTGATCTCCACGAGGTTGATGTCGTCGCGCACCTCGGCGGCTTTGACGTTGCTCTCGAACACGTGGCCGCACTCGTCGCACTGTGCTGCGGCGGTGGAGACCACGGCTAAGCACTGAGGGCAGACCTTGCAGGGCGGTGCGCTCTTGGCGTCGTTCTTGACGCGGCCGTTGAGGGACCAGTCGCGGGGGTCAGTGGGCAGGCCGTGGCGTTCGACGTTGCCCACGTGATCGAGGATGACGGCGTGGGTCTTGCCGGGTGCGGGCCTGAGGCAGCGGCCGACCTGCTGGAGGTACATGGCCAGGCTTTCGGTGGGGCGCACAAGGATCGCGCCGCCCACGGTGGGCACGTCGGTGCCTTCGCTGATGATCTGGCAGGAACACAGCACCTGGATTTCGCCGGTGCCGAGCTGAGCGATCATCTGGCGGCGCACGTCCTTGTGGGTGTTGCCATCGAGGGCGGCAGCTCTGACGCCATTGGCTTGGAAGGTTTCGGCCATGGCCTGGGCGTGCCTGATCGAACAGCAGAAGGCGATGGCGGTGCCGGGCATGAGGTGGCGCTTGTAGTGAGCCACCACGTCGCCGATGAACTTCGCCCGGCTGACCTGCTCCTCAGCGTCATCCATGTCGAAGTCGCCCATGCGTCGGCGCATGGCCTTGAAGTCCAGCTCTGAGGGCGGGGCGAACACGCGGGCGGGCGCCAGGAAGCCGTTATCAGTCAGCCAGCGGGTGTCGGGGCCCAGCACCATGGTTTGGAACTTGTCGCGCAGCCCTTTGCCATCGAGGCGCTCGGGGGTAGCGGTCACGCCGAGCACCTTGGCGCGGGCGTAGTGGTCGATCACCGTGGCCCAGGATCCGGCCACAGCGTGGTGAGCTTCGTCGATCACCAGAAGCTGGAAGTGATCGTCAGGGATCTTGCGGAGGCGCCGAACGAGGGTTTGGACGCTCGCGACCTGGACACTGGGCGCCAAGTTCATGGGCGTGCCTGCGGCGATGATGCCGTGCTCCACCCCAATCGCTCTAAGGCTTTCGCAGGACTGGGAGACCAGCTCCTGGCGGTGAACCAGGATGCAAATCCGGTTTCCCTTTCGGGCAGCTTGCTCGGCGATGTGACTGAACACCACCGTCTTACCGCCGCCAGTAGGGAGCACATAGAGCACCGCCTTCCTTCCCCCTCCGTATTCCGCCCGCAGTTGACCGACTCCAGCCTCCTGATAGGGCCGCAGGGTTACTTTCATGAGTCGCAGAATTGATCTTGACTGCCTCAGCATTAGAGGACAAAAATTGAATGAAATCAAGTAGTTGTAAAGTTATGTGGAAGTAAATCTGAGGAGTTGGGAGGACGGTGTATGGTCGATCAGTACCCCGGATTAGCGCCGAGTATGAGCGATGAAGCGGTTGGGCTCCCAAGCCTGACCAATGCCGAGTATCACGGCCTCACTCAGGTGATCGGAAAAAGCCACCTGGACGAGGTTGCCAAGAGCCCGGCCCACTATTGGGCGAAGTTCCTCGACCCGAATCGGGTCAAGCCAGAGCCCACCCCAGCCATGTTGCTGGGGACCGCCGTTCACACCGCGATTCTGGAACCGCACCTGTGGGACCAGCAGTACGCGGTGGCACCGCAGATCCGCCGGGGCACGAAGGCGTGGGCCGAGTTCGAGCAGCAGGCCGACGGCAAGACCCTGCTCAAACAGGAAGACGCCGACCTAGTGCGACGCATGGCCGACGCCGTGCACAAGCATCCAGCCAGCAGTTTCCTGCTGACGCTGCCGGGCAAGGTCGAGCAGACCATCAGGTGGACCGATGAGGACACTGAGCTCGACTGCAAGTGCCGCCCGGATTGGCTGAGCGAAGACGGCCAGCTCGTGGTGGACGTGAAGACCACCGAGCACGCGGACCCACGGGAGTTCGCCAAGAGCGTGGCCAAGTTCCGCTACCACGTGCAGGCCGCCTGGTATCTGCGCGGCACCCGTGCCGAGCAGTTTCTGTTCGTGGCGGTCGAGAAATCCGCGCCGTACTTGGTGTCGGTTTTCGTGGCGACGCCCGAAATGGTCTCCGCCGGTCAGCGGCGAGCAGATGAAGACCTGCGGCTGATCGCCGCGTGCAAAGCCTCAGGTGAGTGGCCCGGCTATTCCACCGAGATCCAACCCCTTTACCTTCCCGCGTGGTGTCATGACTGACTCAACCGCATTAGCGACGACGCAGCAGGGAGCCGAACTGGCCTTCCTGCACGACAGCAGCGCCTTCGAGCACCTGTGGCGCGTGGCCAAATCCTTCAGCATGTCCCGGATGGTGCCCCAGCACTTCCAGAACAAGCCCGAGGATTGCATGGTGGCGCTGATGATGGCGCAGCAGCTTCAGGTCAATCCCTTGCTGGCGCTGCAGAATCTTCAGGTTGTGAATGGCCGGACGGGTTTCTCCGCCGCCTTCGCTATCGGCCTGGCAAACCAGCGCGGCCCCTTCCAAGGGCCGATCACCTGGGACAGTCAGGGTCAAGGCGACGACCTGCAAGTGACCGCCAAGGCCGTGGTGAAGTCCACAGGTGAGGTGGTGACAGCCACTGTGTCGATGGCCATGGCCAAGGCAGAGGGCTGGGTGAAAAACCCGAAGTACCGCTCAATCCCTGAGCAGATGCTGAAATACCGGTCAGCGACATGGCTGATTCGGTTGCACTGTCCAGAGGTGCTCTTAGGTTTTTCCACCGATGATGAAGCTGCGACGCTTCCGCCCCCAAATGGAGCAGGAGTTAGCACCGTTCGAGTGGTCGACGAGACCCCCAAGGCGGAAGGCAACATTGTCGAAAAGCTAAACAAACAGATCCGTCAGAAGGCTGCCGTTTCAGAAGAAATCGTTGAAGCCGAGGTCGCCGAACCAGAGCCTCAGCCGGATGCCCAACCTGACGATCCGTTCTAGGGAGGGCACAGAGCCAATGAACGATCGAGCTTTTTTGACTGCAAAGGAGCTAGCCCACAGGTGGCGGCTCAACAATCAGACGCTGGCCAACTGGCGTCACGCGAGGAAAGGCCCGCCGTTTGTGCGGGTTGGATCACGTGTTCTTTACCCCATTGAAGGCATCTACGCCTTCGAGAAACTCGACACCCAATGGCTTACTACAGCACCATCACCGGCAACCTCGGACGCGACCCTGAGCTGAAGTATTTGGAGTCCGGCAAGACCGTGGCCAACTTCACGGTCGCCGTGCGCCAAAACAAGAAAGACGCACCCGCCCGCTGGGTGAAGGTGGCGATCTGGGGGAAGGCCGCAGAGTACGTCGGCAACTACGTTCGCAAGGGCGATGCCGTGACGATGTACGGACGGACTGAGGCACCCGAGCAGTTCACCCGCCGTGACGGCACCATTGGCCTGGCCGAGGTGTTCGTGGCGGAGAACATCGAGAAGCACGGGGAGCGCGTTATGGACGCAGGGGCCGCACGCCCCGCTGCAGCGCCTGCGCCCGCACCGGCTCCCGTGCCAGTCCAAGCTGCCCCACCGGCTCCGGTGAGCAGCAGCATCTACGACGAGGATCCCCCGTTCTAAGGTGCCCCCCAAGGCCCGCTTAGCGATGGGCGGGCCCACCCTCACCCCTGCAGACTCATGATCACTGACCCGGACTACATCACCCGACTGCGCGAGCAGCATGGGTGCTTTGACGTGCTCAACCTCCTAAACCTGAGCGCCATCGGCCCAGGGTGGTATCTGCTCACCGACATCGCTGAGCGGTTCGCCACCCACCGATCCAACATCAACACCTCGATGCTCCGACTGCGGAAACAAGGGCTAATCGACTACGTGAGCTACGGCGCCGGCGGCACCTTCCTGTGGTTCATCAAGGACAGCGCCGATGCCAAGCCAGATCCTGAGCGGTATCCACACTGGCGCCTGCGCGACCTGGAAGCTGATCGACACCACCGGTATCTGCGTGTGAACGTGGGTCAGGTGAACGAGTTTGCAAAGCAGCTCCAGGTCCACCCCGGCACAGCGCGGAACTTCCTGAGCGGTCGCTACAAACGGCTGCTGGATCGCTATGAAGTCGCTTCCAGCCCGTTTGATCCGTAGACTGCCGCCAGCCGGGTCGGCTCCACCCGTAAGGGCGAGCACCGCCGCAGTCCAGCAAAGGGGTCTGGACTCGCCGTGGGTGCGGTATCGGAGGCCCGGTCCTTATTTGTGTCGATTTGTTGCTGACCCCTATGCACGCTGCCGGTCGCGCAGACATACTGAAGGAGTTCAGGGGGCGCGACCCCCACGCGGCGGGCCAGAGCCCGCGAGGTTGATGAGCACCGACACCCGACGGGGCTTCTGCCAGGGCTACATGGACGGCCGCTGGGCGCGCTTCCGTGGCGCCAACGATGGCCAGTGCCGCTGGATTGGCGGGCGCTGCGCTGTGGACGGCGAGATGGTGGCGAAGGGCGACGAGCACTTCAACCGGCCCTATGCCCTGGGCTTCCAGGCTGGCTGGCTGGACACTGACCGCCGCCCCGATCCCGACCACATGGGGGACGCGGACTACGCGGTGCTCGCCATGGAGCACGCCTACAGCGAGCACAAGCTGTGGGAGGACATCTGATGGGCGCCATCACTTTTCCCAGCCGCTGGGGTCCGTACAACGTCACCCGCGTGACCCTTGCGTGCGAGCCCGAGCCGTTGGCCGGCACTGACGGCACGATCACGCAGCGGGTCGCCACCTTCGAGGCGAACGACATGAGCGAAACGATGACCGTCACGCTCCAGACGCTGTTCAAGTCGGCGGACGGCAGGCTGCGCCACGTCTGCTACGACGGCCAGCAGCGAACGATGCTGAAACCACGAGCCCGCCAGCTCTACCGGCGACTGACCGGCGACGGCTACAGCCTGGATCGGCAGTGGCTCGAAGCTGAATGCAACGAGTTGTGACACGACCGGAGGCACGCTGCCGGTCTGCGTGGCACACTTGAAAGGTCAGGGGGCGACCCCGACCAGCCCTTACCCCTTTACTGCCATGACGATCGCCACCTTCGAGCCTGGCCGCTGCTACCGCATGAGCTGGGTCACCGATGCACAGGCCGAGACCATCTGGCGCGTGGTAAAACGCACCGCCAAGACGGTCACCCTGCAGGCTGACGGCTTCGGCTCCAAGAGCTGCCGCGTTCGCACCAACGTGGCGTACGAGTCCGAAGAGGTGGCGCCGCTGGGTCGCTACTCGATGGCGCCCGTGCTGGTGGCCGCCCGCGCTGTGTAACGAGTTGTGACACGAGTGGCCGCGCTGCCAGTCGTTCGCTCATACTTAGGGAGTCAAGGGCAGCGATGCCCGCCACCCTGGAGCCCCATGGCCAAGACCACCCGCTTCACCGTCACCAGCCTGACCGAGGATCTGGTGGCCGCCCGTTTCGGCCTTTTCTTCCCCGCTGGATTCACCCTGCTCCACATGGGCGACATCACCCGCATGGACTGGGTGGTGGAGGTGCGCGAGGAGGTTGGCTTCCTGCAGGGCGCCAAGATTGCCGCCGACCTCAAGAGCTGGGGCGCCGTGACCGTGCTGCAAGAGGCGGCCTGATTGCGACGACTTGTTACAGGCCCGACCACGCTGCTGGTGGCCGGGCCATACTGAAAGAGTCAAGAGCGGCGACGCTCACACCCCCGAAACCCATGACGACCAAGGAACTGCGAGCCGAACTGCTGGAGGCAGTTACCGTGCTCAAGATGCTGGACTGCGGCGAGGATGCCCGCGCCCTTCACCTGGACATTGTGCGGGCCGGCCACGACCTGCGCGAGCTGCTGATGGTGCGCGAGGACGCCGAGCGCCTTCTGGAAGGCGCCGCTCTGGGCTGACCCATGACGACCCTCACCATCACCGTCGAGCTGGACAACGCAGCCTTCGACGACAACCTGGGCCCCGAGCTGGCCCGGATCCTCACGACCTACGCCCACGCTATCCAAGGCGCTGACGACCTGCCATGCCTGATCAGGACTCTGCGCGACAGCAACGGGAACACGGTGGGCGACGCCGACCTGTACCCCGAGCTGGAGCCCGACGACCAGGAGCCCCCCGACGATTGGAGAAACCATCCCAGCCTCACCGCCGAAGAGCGAAATCCGTTTCTGCGGTGAACCTGTTCTGCGAGCTGCTGATCATGGCCTGGGCGCTGGCCGCCCTGATCTACAACCGCCCCCTCACGACCCATGACGACCTCCCTGATCCTGTACGCCCTGCTGCTGCCGCTCCTAGTGCTGTGCGGCGTGCTGCTGTGGGTAACTGAAACCAAGAAAGACCGCGCCCGCCGATGGCGCCGAGCCGGCATGACGCAACGAGCCATTGCCGACCGCCTGGGCGTCAGCAGGTCCACGGTGCGCCGGTGGATTGCCACCTGATTGCTTCGACTTGTTACAGCGACTGGCCGCGCTGCCAGTCGCCTTGCCATACTGAAGGAGTCAAGGGGGCGACCCCACCACCCCGACCGATCATGACCACCGCCACCACCACCGACCGCTTTCAGGTTGGCCAGATTGCCTACAGCTGCTGGGGCTACGACATGACGATCACCGAGTTCGCCCAGGTGATCAAGCGCACCGAGCACTTCATCACCCTCGACCTGCTGGGCGAAGGCGAGCGCGTTGCAGAGCTGGGCGATGCCGGCACTCCCGCTTCTGGGTACTGCGTGCCGAGCGACACCAGCCTGGGCAAAGACCCCGTGCGCTTCAAGATCCAACGCGACAGCCAGGGCAACGAGTACCTGCTGACCGCCCGCTGGGCCGGTGCCCCCGTATGGCACCCCTGGAGCGGCCGCCCCGTGCGCTACAACCACTGGGACTGAGCGCCCAGCCCACGACCACGCCCCGGGCGACCGGGGCATTACTCCCACCCCATTGCCATGCTTTTACTTCGAGGAGCCTTGCTTGCTGCGGCCCTGATCCTGCAGCCTGCCCAAGCACACCACAACGCCGACCACGGCCGATCTGTTACCGCCACGGTCTACGACGGCTGGTATCACGGCCGCACCACCTACTGCGGCGGCACCTACCAGCACTGGGGCGTGAGCGCCGCTCACCCATGGCTGCCGTGCGGCACGCCGGTGCGCGTCAGCCACCAGGGGCGCACGCTCACGGTGCGTGTGACCGACCGCTGCGACTGCAACTCGATCGACCTCAGCGCCGGCGCTGCGCATCGCCTGGGCGTGCCGCTTGATGGCATCGCCACTGTTCGGATCTCGCATTCATGACTGAACTCATCACCGCCTGGATGCTCGGCTGCGTCTGCGGGTTCTTCATGGGGGCCACGGTGGCAGGCCGCCGCCGCCCCACCTGTCGTGAGCTGATGCGGGAGCGCCAGCCGACCTTCGCAGAGCTGCTGATGCCGCTGCCTCGCAACCGCGACCCCGACTGGCGCCGCAGCATCAACCACGAGAACACCAACCGCCCAAGCGAGCCGCCGCCGCTCAAGCTCCGGCGCAGCGAGCCGGTCAAGCCTCAATTCCCATCGCCCCGAATCATCCGGGAAGACTTCCTGCCATGACCGACCTTCTGCCATGCCCGTTCTGCGGCTCCAACGAGGTGCACCATGAGTTCGATCTTCCTCTGGTCTTCATTGAATGCAGCAAGTGCGGCACTGAAGGGCCACGGTTTCAACCGTCTGGCGCTTCAATTTGCGACCACGAAGCTGCTCACGACGCCTGGAACCGCCGCGCCGCCCTGGCTGAGCCCGAGCCGCCGAGCTTGAAGGAGCAGGCGCTAGCTCTTTCACTCCAATGCTGACCTGTACGAACTGTGGAGCCAGCCGCGGACTCCACACCGAAACCGTTTACACGATCTACGACGGGCGCCGCCGGCGCCGGCGCAAGTGCATCCACTGCGGTGCCAAGATCCGCACGCTGCAAGAACCAGGCGGCCCGGAGCTGCTGGCCAACGAGCTGCTGGAATGTGGGCCCCACCGGCGCTCCAAGAAGCTGACAGCTGAGCAAGTGCTGGCGATCCGCATCGCAGCGGCCGAAGGCCAGCGGCTGACAGCGCTAGGGGCTCGCTACGGCATCAGCCACCAGGCGGTGAGCCAGCTGGTGACTGGGGCGACTTGGCGCCAGGTCGGCGGGCCCATCAGGCGTGCAGTGCGCCAGCTGGTGCCAGCCGATGGACCAACGTGCGAAGGCTGCGCCGACTGGTGCGACGGCTGCAGCTTCGGGTTCCCCGAGGCCGGCGGCGCCTTCGCTGCTGAGTGCAGCCTTTATGAGCCGCGCAGCCAAGCGATCAACCGATCCTGTGCGGCCTGATGCCAGTAGGGCTGATTGCGCCACCAGCTGAAGACTTCGCTGTGGCCCTTGCGGCGATTGCAGCTCAGGCACGCCGGCACGAGGTTCTCCGGGACCGTCAGGCCGCCGCGTGCCTTGGGCAGCACGTGATCCAGGCTCTGGGCGTGCTCACCGCAGTAACAGCAGCGATGCTCCCAGGCACTCAGGATCTGTTGCCTAAATCTGTGTCGTGCGGTGCGGGCATGGACGAACTCTGTGCCATCAATCCGCGCCTGCATGAGCAGCCGACCGCTCGCCTAATGCTAGGGGCGGCGACTGTTACAGGTCGTTGCAGGAGTGGCGCGCTGCCAGTCGCGGTGCAATACTTAGGAGGCAAGGGCGGCGACGCCCCTCACCTCTTCAGACTCATGACCGAAGCCCTTCAAATTGCCGAGACCGCCTTTGCCCAGATGGGCGGCAAAGGCCGTTTGGTTGCCATGGTGGGCGCTCAAGACTTCACCTATGACGCCCGCGACGAGCGCCGCGTGGTGGCCAGCTTCCGATTCAAAGGCTGCAGCAAGGCCAACATTTGCCGAGTGGCTTACGACCGGGCCAGCGACACCTACGGCTTCTACCTGCTGCGCTACAGCCCCAAGACCCTCACCTTCAAGCCGCTGCTGGCCCTGGACCGCGACGTGTACGCCGAAGACCTGGTGCGACTGTTCGAGGACAACACGGGCCTCTACCTGACCTTCTGAACTTCCACAATTTCACCGACACCCTTACCATGCGAACGACTATCACTTCCCTGGCACTTTGCGCGGGACTGACTGCCGGGTTCTGGTACGCACTCACGACCAGCCTCACCGACATGACGATGCGCGACTGCCGCGCCGGCGTGGAGAGAGCCTGCGCCGAACTCAATCGGGACGAGGTGGCCAAGTGATGTACGCCCTCAAGCGCGGCGGCAAGTGGATCACCGCCCCAGAAGGTGACGGCCAGCCAATCCCCCCGGTGCTGGCGATCTGCAGCGCCTCTGACGACGCCTGGGCGGCACCTGACCTGGAGACCGCCCTGGAACGTGCGACACTGCTGCGGTTCTGCTGGGGCTGGAACACCGAAATCCGAGCGATCCGATGAACACCCGCCTCCTCAACAGCCAGCCCTGGCGATTCCAAGTCAGCGACACCGTGTACGTGCGCAAGTGGCCCGCCGATGAGACGGGCCGAGTCACGGGCCTGATAAAGAGCCGCGCCTTCCCCCACTACCTGGTGGTGGACAGCGGCGGCATGGAGTGGCAAGTGGCTCAGGTGGAGCTGAGCAGCAAGCCGATCCCCGTTGCTGTGCTGTGAAGCGCGAAAAGTTCGAGGCCCCTGGCTGCTACATCGAGCGCCAGTGGGACCGGTGGAACGGGGCGATGTTCATTGCCTGGAAGCCGCACCGCAGCCAGCTCTTTACCGACCGCCGCTCCTTGCTGCGGTTCGTGAGCTGGCCAGCCAAGACCCCGACCGGTGACCGGCTCCGGGCCTGGCTGGACAGTTTCGAGCAGGAGGCCCCAGCGGAAGCGCCAGTGCCGACCGCGGATGCCAGCATCAGCCCCGAAGTCCTGGCGACAGGCTTCGGTCCCGAGTGTCACCTCGATGAAGGTGACCCCAACTTTCAAACCCGCACGATCATCTGATGAAGGACTGCGATCCAACAGAGCAGAACGCGATTCAAGCCCGCCTCGAAGCCTGGTATGAGGCTGACGGCCGCCACGACCCAGCCCACCCCATGCACAGCCTCTACACCGGCCTGGCCGACAAGTACGGCCAGCAAGCTGACGGCACCCCCTGCAGCGTGGAGGCGGAATGACGATCCTGTGTGACTGGGAAATCCGCGCCCACTGCGACGCCGGCATGGTGGCGCCCTACGACCAGAGCCTGGTGAATCCCGCCAGCCTAGACGTGCGCCTGGGCCGGCACCTGATGCTGGAGAGCGCCACCAGCCCGGAGATGGTGCTCTACGACCTGGAGCGTGCCGGCTACAGCGAGGCCAACCCGTTCCCGCTCAAGCCGGGACAGTTCGTGCTGGCGGAGACGGTCGAGACCTTCAACTTGCCGAGCACGATCGCCGCGCAGTTCATGCTCAAGAGCAGCCGCGCCAGGAGCGGGCTCGAACACCTGATGGCCGGGTACTGCGACCCCGGTTGGCACGGCAGCAAGCTAACCATGGAGCTGCACAACAGCCGCCAGCTCCACCCGGTGATGCTGTGGCCCGGCATGAAGATCGGCCAGATGGTGTTCCACCGGATGAGCCAGCAGCCGGTCCACGACTATGCGGTGACCGGTCGGTACAACAACGATCAGCAAGTCCAGGAGAGCAGGGGATGAGCGACAGCATCACTGACACCCTCGAAGAGCGCGGCAAGCGGTACGGCCGGTTCACTGGCCACGCCGAGATCACGCAAGCCCTGAAGTCGGTGATCGCCGAGCACACGCCCGGCGAGCGTCGGCTGCCGGAGGGCAAATGGGTTTCGCATCTAACGGCGGATCAGCAGGAAGCCCTGGACATGATCTGCCACAAGATCGGCCGCATCCTGAACGGCGACCCGGACTACGCCGACTCCTGGCATGACATTGCCGGGTACGCCCAGCTCGTGGCGGACCGCCTGAACGGGGTGAAGCGGTGATCCTGGCCGAGGTGCCTTTCTACGCCGGGCAGCGGCATCCCTGCTATGGCGTGCACCCGAGGGCCCAGGGCATGGACACGCTGTTCTCGCCCTGGGTCCACGATGGCCGCGTTGTTCACTGGGGCCTGCCGCTGCTCACCCGCAGCGAGGCCCTGGCAGAAGCCCGCAGAATGGCAGAGGCGATGGAGCCTCAGCAGTGAGCCAGCCCACGATCCTCAGCAGCAGCACCTTCGACGATGGGCGCTGCATCGAAGCCCTGCAAAACGAGCGGGGCGAGCTGTACTACCGCATCTGTTCGCCCGGCGGCGCGGTGTGCCGGTATTGCGAGGATCTGTGGATGGCCCACCTGTACGCCGATCAGATGTGCCCGGAGCGGCAGTCGTCGGGGTAGAGGCTGCGAGCCCACTCCAGGTATTCCTCATCGACCGGCTCCCCGATGCCAGCCTGCATCAGCAGGGCCTCTGCATCTGCGAGCTGTTGGATGAGCTGAGCGGTGATGTCGGACTGACTGGCCCAGGAGCGCAGCATCTGAACCGCCAGCTCCTTGATCTGTTCGAGGTCGTCACACTCGCGGATGGCCCACACTTGTTTTTCGACTTCGAGTTCCTCGTGCAACGGCAGTTGGAGATTCAGCCAGGCCATGGGAGCCATGCGAACTGCTCCAGAGTAGGGCCGCGCTGTGGGAATGGTGTGGGAACGGGCTGCTAAGGTGGCCCTGGAATGTTCAAACAAAAAGCCCGCAAGTCGTTGAACTTGCGGGCCTTTTTTTTGGTTGCGGGAGCAGGATTTGAACCTGCGACCTTCAGGTTATGAGCCTGACGAGCTACCGGGCTGCTCCATCCCGCGATTTGGTGGCCCGATGAGTG